TTAACAGCCTGTGAAAGAAGTCTCTTTATGCCAACTTCTGCAAATTTCTCGGAACTACCGACAAATGGCGCAACAGGAATGTCGGCGGTTTTACGCACCAGCTTTTGTAGCGGCTTACTTTCCGCGTCAAGTTTATTAAATTCATTTGTGGCAGATTTCCACTTGTCTTTGATTTCTTTTGGAACGGTGACGCCAAAATTCCTGTACTGTCCAGAAAGCGGATCATATAAATCTATATTACCTGCCCCACTAGCCAGTATTTCATCTGTGTTGTAGGCGTTCAGTACCGCTTTGTCGTGCAACTTAACAGCACCGCCAGAAGATACCCCGCCTATTTGATCTGCAACCAGTTTAGCAAACTCTGCTCTTGCTTCTTTTTTAAGGCCAAGCTGTTTGTCCATTTCTTCCTGAATTGGCTTAAACTTTTCTATGTTAGATTGCAATTTCTCTTTGTCCTTTGGCGTATCAAAGCCCATCCGCCTTCCTCGCTGACCCCAATCTGACTGCATTTCCTCAACATACAAAGTGTCGCCAGCATCTTTTGCCATTTTGCGATCTTTTGTTCTGGCGTGGACAACAATATTCGGCTCATCAAAGTGTCCAGTTTCATAGAACTCATCGCGCATTCCTTGATACTCAGGCACCTGCAAAAGCATTTCGCGGTAGTTATCACCGCCAGACTCGGTGTACTCAGAAAAGCGCGTCTCTCCGCCACCGTAGCCGACAAGACCTCGATCCATTGCGTGTGTTTCAGCTTGTATGCGAGCCTCGCTAAGTGAGAATGGCACGTCATCGGTTATTGACTGCCCACCTTCATCCCTGATGATGTAACCAGTATCGTCTGAGCCAACAATTTCGTACCCTGTGTCTGGGTCTTGCAGACGCAAAACAGGGTCATAATTGTATCGATCTATAGCCATTTCCTCTGCTTTTTGACGCAAAAAAATCTCTGTATTTGTGTCAAGTTCGTCCACATTTGCAAACAAAAGGGCTTTTTCTATCTTTTCTCTTGTGTCTGGTATATCGCCATATTGCGTTCTTTTTGGAATGTCACCTATGGCGTCAAGAAAATACTCAGTTTCAGAAAACATAAGGTCATCGGCTACTTCGTCTACATATTGAGAGCCATACGCTTGATAAACGTCCAGCACTTCGGCCTCGGCTGGGAAATTCATTCCCTCAGCCATATCTTCATCACCACCGTAAAAAACAGTCTCCTGCGGCCTAATCCGGTTTTCCTGCAACAGACTAACAAGTTCTTCGCGTGTAATCTGTGGCTGGTCTAGCAATCCACGCAACTCCGGCGTAAACGCAATTTCGTCAGGCTTGACACCAGCACCTAGCAACATCTTTTCAAATTGCTGTCCGGTTCCCTTGGCCTGTGGCAAGTTCTTTGCGGCCTCTAACGCCTGACTGTAAAACCCTAACTCGTCAACATCTCTAGGCGGGATAACCCTAGTTGTGCCACCGCCACCACTCATTCCAAGTGCGCCGCTAGGCTTTGGCGCAAGCAAACCTGCACCAGTAAACATACCAGCCGCTTCGGCGGCGTCAGCCAGAACATCCTCAGACGGCAGTCCAGTGTAGGGGTCTATATCTAGGGGTATGCCACCCATAGCGCGAGCAGATGTCCTCGCCACAGCCTGAATAGGGGCAGGGAATGAAAGCAAGGTTTCGCCAGATGGAGTTTTCGCAAATGGCAGGATCATGCCGGAGTCAGCATATTCACCCTGACCAAGCAAAGAACGCATCAATGCGTCTGTGTTTGGCCTATCAAAACCAGCATCATCAGCAAGCAACCCCTCACTATATCCGCGATACAAATCTGCCATCTAAACTACCCAATTAGTGTTCGGTTTCAAACTGCGATTGGAATTATAACCCCTTGAGTAACCTCCCGCAACCGCACCCTGCCCAGCAAAGGTCAGCACAAACGCATCCGCCACGTCAGGCGACCTCTGGCCGCGCTTCTTCATCTCGTCCTTCGACTCAACCTTCAACTTGCCGGACGACAGGTATTTATACCTTATTCCGGTAATCTCCGCTATCAGCGTGTCATCCTGCGGTATGTGGCAGTCACGCGCCTCAAACCACTCACGCGCATTCCAGAACAATTCATCGCGCAACCGATTAAAGCGATCCTTCAAACTTGCCGACTCCGACACAGAAACACCGACTGCTGGCAAGCCCAACTCGCGCAACCTGTCCGCAAGTCCGGCACCCAAACCAATAGCGTCAATGTATATCGCCTGTGGCCGCATACGGTACGGCACCGCGTCATGCTCGGCCAGCACAATGCCCGCCAACTCCATCAAATCCTTACCCTGCCACGTCTTGATCGGCTCGACCATCACCTGACCCTGCCGCTTGCACAGCGCAGACCTGTCACCGCCAAAACGCGCCACGTCCAGCCCCCACTCAACCGGAGTCGTCTCAGCCATCTCTATATCGCGCTTGACCGCATCCTCAACCAAATGCAACGGCACAAGCACGTCATCGGACTGCGTGGGGAACTCACCCAAAACACGCACGGCAAAGACATTGCTCTCCTCGCCGTACTTATTCGCCATATCAGTGATGAACTTGGGGTCAACATATTCACCCTCGCGGCACGACACGGTTATGCAGTGCCAGTTCTCGCGGTCAGAATGAAACGCGTCATAGAAGTAGCCATCAGACCGCGTGGGGTTTCCGCACATGATAATTTTCGCGCCGACCGTACTCAGCGCACCCGATGCCGTCTCAAAGATGATATTAGGCACGCCGGATGCCTCCTCGACAACGAACAGCATGTGCGGCGAGTGAAAACCAGCCAACGCCTCTGGGTTCTCCCTCCGGCTGGTACGCGCCACCGCAAACGAATCTGACGCCCCTTTCAGGGCAATCTTGTCGGACTTGAACTCAAGCAAGTTTTTGAAGGCGGGGGGCATGTCCCTAGCCCAGCGATCAATCTCAGTCCATAGCACGTCCGAAAGCTGGTGTGCGCTGTTCGCCGTCACGGCAACCTTGCAGGGGTAGTGCGTCATCAGCCACCAGAGCGTCACCCACGCCTCAAACGCCGTTTTCCCGACACCGTGGCCGGATTTGATCGCAACCTTATCGTGCGCCGCAATGGCCTCTAACGCCTTGCGTTGCCACTTCTGCGGCTTGGCACCGAGTATCTGCTCCACAAACAGCACAGGGTTTTCGCGTATGGCGGATAATAATTCAACTTCGCTCTTGGTAGGGGGCATTGGTGTTTTCTCCGATATGGGGGGGGTGGTAGGGGTATATATATTTATACCCGCCCCCCGCGTGTGATTTGATGGGGGGGGTGCCAGATCAGGGCATTTTCCGCCATATTTTTAGGTTTTGTCGCATAACCGTATTTATGCGTATTGGGTTTTGTTTGTTTTCAATCACTTAGTTTGCCTGTGGATAACTTTATGCGCGATATGCCCTATTTGCCTATTTCTTAGGCATCTCATCGTTAACCGAAATCGGGTTAACATCCTCGCCCGCGCGTAGTGATTGCGGTTGTATGCTTTCTCCGTCAATCACCTCTGCATGCTTCAATCGCGCCGCATCGTTAACCTGTTGCAATACCTTGAGGAATGAGTCACCCGCCTCAACCTTTGACTCGATGCCCATCCTGTCGCCGTAGACTTTCGGTATCAACCTTGACGCTTGCCATTTCTTATTATCAGACACCAACCTTGCGGCTTGCGGATCAAGCATACCGGACAGCACGCTGTTGTTGATCTCGTCTAACTGGTCAGCGTAAACCATACCCCTTGAAGCCATAGCCGTCATGTAACGCCGTTCAAAGTCAGGATCGTCACATATCTTTCGCCACACTGTTGTCCAGCTTGGCATGTCCTTGTCCTTCGCCACATTAGTGCCAGCACGTCCGGTTGCGACACGCTCTAAAAATGTTACAAACTTTTCTTCCGGCGTTTTATGCGCGGCCATCTGGATCGTCCTCATCTAACTCAAAACTGATACCGAAGGCCGTCTCCTCATCATCGACAACGAACAACGGCTGGTTACATTTGCTACACACCACGGCTTGCGTCTGCTCGTAGCACCTGCCGCGCGTTGGCTGGTCACACCAATGGCAGGTGACGTATTCCTCAAAGAAGCGCACGAAGTCACGCTTCTTCAAGTCAAACTTTAGCAGGTTACTCATTCACCGCCTCTTTAACAGCGCATTCTGCCCCTGTGGCGGCATATCCGGCCAAATCTACCCAACTATCCCACCCGACAGGCTTACCCGCCTCATCAAGCGGCATATCGCCCTGATTGATTGCCTCAATCTGTCTGGCTATCTTCAAACAGGCCATAGCCAGCGCAACCTGAGTCGGCTTGACCTTCACTCC